TCAATCAAGGCTAATAATAAAATTTATGTTTCCACTATATGAGCTTGAAGGAGAGTTCATCAGCACCAAGTTTACCGTGCCATCTGTATTTACAAAGCCAGATAAGGTATTGAAATAACCGGAACCTGACCCATAAGATACGAGACCAGTCGTCGACCCAGTAAAATATACACCACCATGCAATGGCCTGTACCCAGATGGCAAAGTGGCAACTGTAACAAAAGTAAAGTAAGGTACAGCAGAGAGTGATGAAGGATTGGTAACCGAAAAATTAATCACGCCTTCAAGTGTATTGGTCAGCGAATTTTTCCGGTAAGAAAAGCTGCCGCTGGTCACCGCGCTGCCTGGCCCGGTTACATATATGGCATCCGTGGTAAACGCAGCCTCCTTACCAAACGGCGCCAATGAGTAAAACAGGAAGTGCGTGCTGTCTACCGGTGTAGATGTGGGCAGCGTTTGCAATGCACCTGTAGCATCCAGTATAGCATTGTGCGTACCGGAATTATAGATGAGCGGTGCCGCCGTGGAATTGATAACGATATACAGCGCCTCACCGGGACTGCTCACCAACGGAAACGTTTGCGCGGGAAACCTCACCGCCACCCCTTCATAGATAAACCAGCCCGCGCTCACGGTGCCGATGACGTATCCTCCACCGGGCCCGCCCAGAGATGTGGTGCCGATCTGCATACCGGTAAGTATGGTGGGCGCCCCGTTACATACGCCCACACTCAATAGTGCATTTACTACTTCCTGCCATGCCGTCTGCATATAGCCAAGCTGGTCCTGTGTCAGCGGAAAACCTCCCGGCTGGGTAAAGTCTATACTCTTCATAATTTTTTGTTTTAGTTGATTATATATAGGAGTGGTCTTTAAAAGGAGTGGTGCTGCCACTCTTTAGAAATAGGATACCTGGTAATACCCCTTTCCCGGCAGCCGGTATATATCTACCGTACTGCGCAGCCATGCCTCGCTGTAAGGTGCAACAGCAATTACCGATGGCACATGCACGATAAACTGGCAGACCAGCGCAGCCGTTTCGCTTTCCAGGTACAGCGCCGCAGGATCCGGATAGGCAGCGCTGCCCTCTTCACTCACCAGCCCCAGCGGCAGTGGCTGGTCCTCCGCCACCAGGTACACATACAGCGGCAGCTCATAAGGCCCATCGGTAATATATATACGCCGTTCCACCGGGTCAAAAACATCATTCAGCGCTGCGGTAAGAAAGCATACCTGGCCATTGTGCGCCAGCCTGTAAAGGTTATTGTTCCGGTTGGTGGTAAACTCACCATCCAGGTATACTACTGGTGCCGCAAGCGACTTCAGCCAGCCATACATGGCCATGCCCCGGAGCAGCACGGGCAGGTTTTGCCACACTACGCTGTCATAATCTATATCAAACAATCCCATAATATTTTTTTAACCGGTGTAAGCGTAATAAGAAACGTTCGTGGCAAACCATGCATCGTCCAGTATCATATATCCGGAATCAGGCACATACTCCGGCGGATTTGGCGGCACGGCAGCACTGACCACTACAGGCGGCACACTGCCATAAAAAGCCTGCACGGATGTGACGTCAGCAATTACTACACCCTCCACCGCCTGCATGGCTGCAATAAAAGCATTGAGCATAAATACACCATTGAACGGCAGAGAATCCAGGAACACATTGATGGCATCCTTTACCGGTGCACTGCCGGGTGCGCTGAGCAGGCTGCCATCTGCGCCCATCACCTGCGGATCGTAATAGATATACATGGAAGGCTGAAAAGTGTCGGGCAGCCCGCTGGTGCATTGCAGCGGCACACCGGCATCTTTCACTGCATTCATATAAGCGGTAAATGCAGTAAGCTGGGGTGAGGTTAACGGAGTAAGCACCGAGCCCGACAGCTGTGCTACCTTGATACGTAAGAAAGGCAGCCGCTCCACCACTGCCGCAAACGACACGATCTGCGCTGCAGTATCTGTTACCGCATATACATCGGTGTCTGCAGGCAATGTGTATCCCCACTGGAAAGCCTTTGCCATGGTTACATACCATTGCAGTGTATGCGGGGTCTGCGCAGCGATGATCGCGGCCACTTCAGACTTATGTGCATCAAAAAGATTTTCAAGCGCCCACTGCGCCGTAGCTATATTATTAGTCCACGCCTTCCAGATAGCCACGCTGCTGTCACTATTCAGTGGATGAGTGCCTGTCGTGCCTATTACCGGATCGCTATTGATCGCAGCTATTATGCCCGCCTGTATCTGCGCTATTGTCCTTGCCATATTTTTTAATGAGTTAATTGAGTTTTAAAATAGCCCGCTGCCATGCTTACCTAGTGCATTAAGAATATCCACGCACCAGCATCGAAATGGGCGCCTGTGGCAGACAGCGAAACGGTGATGGCCGATGATGATTTACACCTGATCGTTGCGGGCACTATCTGATACTGGCCCGCTGTGGCCATAGTCACACCGCCAGACCCGGCAGCGCTGGTGGCTACGCTCGGCAGCAGCAGCGTTACATGGGCGCCGTTCTCGTCTACATAGCTTACCTGGAAAACAACCGATGGCCCGGATGCAAGAATGGTCACATAGCCGCCTACCTGATAAGTATAGGCCGCAGCAAGGTTAGGCGTAGTATAGCCGAGTAAAGAAGGTACGGACGAAGAAAGCCCCATGACATCATTTGAGGCTACAGTTCCCATACCCACAGCCGAAAGATTGCCTAGGTTGTCCGTTTGAACGAGACAGATGCCTTTGCCGGCTACTGCCTTCGCATTGAGCGCACTGCTGGTCAGCGTTATTTGATTGGCGCTGCTGTTTACAGTCATTCCGGTTGTGGGATCACCGATAAAATACTGCGATGCGGCGGGATTTATATCGAGGTGTAATACGCCTGACTTCTGCACATTAAAATCATTTTGCTCCAGTACAGTCATATTTCCCGTTACCGTATCATTGCCGCCTGCCAGGGTGTTTATTGCCAGTGATGATATATTATCCCCGAAGAAAAAACGGTGTGCGCCGCTGTTCACGTCCAGGTAAGTTTGCGATCCATCGGCAATCTTTACATCTCCGTTATCTACTATTTTGCCGTTACCGGTCAGGTAAAAAAGCTGCTCGTCGTTATTCAGGGACAGAGCGGCGCCAGCGCCACCGATACTAAAATATTGGTCAGGCACATCTATATTCAGGTAGTTTGTACCGGTAGTGTCGTATACCCCAAAATATCCTGAAGATTGTACGGCGATGTTATCAAAAGTATCCAGGACAATATTGCCATGCCCCGGAAAGCCAAACACTACGGTATCTGGCCTGGAAAGAAATGGCATTTTAAATGTATAATCAACGCTGGATCCGGTCGTGCGCTCTATACCTATCGCATAGCTCCCCGTATCCCATACGTTGGCCGGGGGCAGCTGGCTGAGCTTTAGCTGTGCATTACCTGTATTATGTATGGCACATAGCAATGCCAATAAACTGGTTATTTTTTTCATATTCTATCTTGTTAATATTTTAAGTTTGATTTAATCAAATGGGGTCTTCGAAAACGGAGCATTGTGACTATACCACAGAATCCTCTGTTACAAATATCTCCGTTCCGTCTTCGCTGCGCAGATCCGCTCCGACATCTTCAGACAGCAGCAAGGTGGGCGGCGGCGCACCCAGCGTACCCACTGTAATGCCGTTCTGCATCAGGTACTGAAGATTTCCCGTACTGCCCAGAGCCACCGCAGCAGCACTGATGGTATAGACAGTTCCGGCTGCAGGCTGGTCACTGATCGCTGCGTTATTGTCCATGCAGAATTGCATGCCCGCTTCCATTGATCCTGTAGCCTGTATGATGATGTCCATCATACTCTGATTTGGCTGTGCTGTTATCGTGCTAATAGCCATATTTTCTATTTTTCAATTCGTAATTGATGCGCCGGGCAATTATTGGTAAAACGCATTGATGAAAGGAGATTCCGTACTGTCGCCTGCGCTTCCCGTATTCGGCAACAGGTTTTTCACCTCCATACCATCCTGCATAAACTGCTGGGTAATGGCCCTGATAATGTTAGCAGGCCCTTCGTCATCTATATAAGTATTGGCGCCTACACATACCGTAGGGCTTTGCTTAAAATCTCCTTTGTTATTCAGGATCAGTTGAGTCTGGTGCTCGCCGGTACTTTCTGTTATCACAAAGTCGCCATTCCTGATCAAAAGTGTTTTATGCTCCGTGAGCGATATATCCATCAGCTGTCTTGCCATAATTCAGATCGTTTTTTAAGAAATAGTATTGCCAAAAGTTCCGCTCACAGGCCCACCGCCGGCCGCAGTAGTTAGCCCGGCTGTATAGGTGATAGTAGCTCCCTCCACAAATGTTTTAAAAGCATTAGCCAGATAGCTTTCCTGGTCTGCAGCCGCCATTGACGGATTGGCTCTTATATGGGCCATAGCATTAGTAATGATACTTGTATCGAGTGCCATAGTTATTGATTTATGTGTTATTTATCAGAGGATAACCTGCCGTGCAGACTTAATAAAAAAGTGTGTCGAAACTAGATTTGTCAGTATTCAGCGCTGCCACATTGTTGGCCGGACCGGTAGTCCCGGCCCCATTGGTGAAGGTCATTTGGGCTAGGTTGCTAAAGTGGGTGTCCATTAGTGTCTTAAAATCCTGGCTGTCATTCTTAATGCTAAACTTCCCGCCACTCATCGTCATTACAGCATTATCCTGGGTTACCTGCACCTGGCGCTCATCCATCTCAAAGACGACACCGTTAATGGTTACGATCGCCTTTACCACGTCACTGCATTTTATCACGCCATACTTCCCGCTGCCATCCACCTCCGTCACCCATACATTGCTGTTATCAGCAGGATACAATATCAATCCGTTCATATTCAAGGTGACGGCATTAAGCATAATGTCGGTCGAAGGATTGGTCTCATCATTTATGCTCAGCACCACACTCACGGTTTGTGCATCAGTGTTCGTTGATCCTGCTACAACCGTCCCGCTCATGATTACGCCACCTGCTTTCTGCCTGTTATCGGCTATATGTTTTATCGTCTGCGCTATTTGTTGCTCCAGCTTGCTCATAGGTCCTGTTCTTTTGTTGCACTAAATCCCAGCGCCGGGCCCAGCTCCACATGCCTGCGCGCGCCGTCTTGTCCCATGTTACCTCTACAGACACTGCCAGGTAAGCTGCGGTGAGATCAGGGAACTGTGTATCACTGACAGTGATCAGGTAGCCCGGCAGGCAATAAGGCTGCAGAAATGCCTGTAGTGTTCCCTGCAGACCGTTGTAATTAAGCTGCAGTTGTTTCTCATTAGCCATCTTAGTCATTGAGTCGCTGGTCTGCACATGATTAGAAATGATCTTCTGCTTTTTAATTGCAGTAGTGTCTGTGCTGGTCGTTTTAATCAGTTTTCCATCAGGTGTTCTGGTATTCACCACTACTTCTACCGGCTCCGCAGCTACCCGCTCTTTAAGACTATTATTCTTGATACAATTATATCCCAGCCTGTAGTTAACTGTCCCGGTCCCAAACGGATCTTTTTTTGCAGCATATGCGGTATAAATAAGACCGCACCAAAGCACCGTGGGAGTAATAAAAAATATAGCCAGCGTGCCAGCACTCAGCTTTTTGATCTCTTCAAGAGATTGTTCACCATTGGCATCGGTAAATATAAATTTCGATACATCCATATCGTCCACGACATGCACCGTAATATCAGTAAGTGGAGCGCTTAGCTTATTTCCGTTGATATCTATAATACCTGCAGCCATCTTCAGCAGCTGGCTTACTTTGGTATTGGTCACCTCACCGTTTAAGGTCACCTTCGTTCTCAGCTGCCTGATGTAGCCCTCACACTCTATCTCCAGTGGCATATTCAGTCCCCGCTGCTTAACGAAGCCCATAAACTCCAGGTTCATCGCCCCGTTGTAGCCAAGCTTAATGGTTACCGGATCATCGACTTTAAACTGCTGGTAAGTATACTGCTGCACAGCAGCTCCGGGATTTATCTTTATGCTGCCATCAGGCTGCAAAGACCCTTTCTGGGTAGCGCTCTTCACAGGTATTTTTATCGTAGCCGTATCTGCGGCGCTATGCACCGACCGCTTGATCGTCACTTCGTTGACACCCGAAAAGCGGTAGTTCCCTATCGTTATGTCGCTGTTTAAAATGAATAATGCCATTGTATTTAATTTCTTTCGCGGGAGGATTTAATGGAATTACCTATGAGATATCAATCAAATTAAATGGCTCATCGCTCTCCATGGTAAGCTCATAGGCGCGCACATTCTTTATCCCTTTTACCTCCGGGAATTTAAGATCCGTGATCACCACGCTGTCACTCCCGCTTCGGTCGGGCCGCAGCAAAAAAATATCTGTAATAGGATTAGCTATTGACACCGGGTAGTTAGACTCATACAGCTCACGCAATACAGTTACGCCCGCTTCGGGAAATTCATTGGTGTCACCAATAATGATCCCCTTGATGCTGATTACGTAATCCTCCCTGCTGATATACTCCTTCACCGTGCCGCTCCTGTCCGTCAGTGGCGTCTTCACGATCTTCTTTTTTCCGGAAATAGATATTATGGGATTGGGTAGAAAGATAGTTTTCATGTCGTTCTGCGCACCCGGCGCTCCAGCCCATCCTACACCACCGCTTTTTGTGGAATAAGTCATGCTCACCGGAAGAAAATATTCAAGCCCCGTCACATCGTCATCATCATAATAAGGGCTACCTCCTACCGTTCCATACTCTACCCTTTCCAGGTCAGTGATATCGTCACCATGCACCGCATCAAATTTGGGATTAAACGCCGCCGGCTGGTAGCCCCAGATATGTTCAAATAAATCTCCTAAGTCCATATTGTTATCGCTTTGTATGATCAGCAAGCCACCGGGTGCGATATCTTCATGCACCATTCAAAATTTCTGTTGCACCACGGCAGCTGCTGATATACTTTGTATTTAAAATTGTACTCGCTTGTTTGCCTCATCCTGCCTTATCCTTTTCAGATGGGCAACTTTCATAGCAAAAATCTCATCGCTGGCATGCTGGTGATCAAAGCCTGGCATATATACCTCCAGCAGGCTTTCCAGGTATAATGAGGAAGAGGTATCCAGCCCCTGCTCCGCTTCCTCTATAAGTTTTCCAGTACGGCGTTTACCCCGTTCATCTTGGCACGTAACGGTGCGGTTACACCCAGCCATACATCATCGTCATTGAGTATAGCCTCACTGCCACCCAGCCACAACGCCTTGCCAAACTCTTCCACTACAGCCAGTGGTTTTTTGGCATTAGCTTGGGCCAGCGCCAGGTTCACATCGCCGCGGTAAGGATTGCGGAAGTACCCTACATGATTATCATCCTCACTTACGATCCTGAATATCCCTCTCGGATACTGAGCCTTCCACTCATTGATCTGTTCCTCTGTTACCTGGCCCTTGTGCGTTGCTTCCGCAGCCACGAGATAACTGACATGCTCTTTCTTATTAGTAGACATAAAACTGTTTTAAAAATTAAAAAAAAACCGAAAACTGAAAACTTACAGCTACGCCGTAATCAGCCTCAGAAACTTAAACGGGCACTCACACTTCATAAACTTATCGCCCTGGTTCCATCCCTTAGGCATCTTGCTGATCTTCACCCCCACCAGCGTATCTATCTGCACCAGGCGGTCATCGCTTGGCAGGTAAGTTACCACTGCGGTGAATGATACATCGGTGATGAAGCGCCCACCCGCAGCTAATGCCGCTGCCTGCATATCATCCAGCGCACCTTTCAGCAAGGTCATACTCCCGCTTTTTTTGATGTTCCCGCTTTGTATGCTCAGGGCCTCATCACCTGCGCCAAAAAGTTCCTCATCCTCGCTCTCTATCGAATACGTGAGCGCCTCTATCTTCGTCACATTTGCGCCACCCAGCATCACTACCATCTCACTCCATGCCGGTTCCTGCGAATTAAAAAACTGCATATCTTCTTTTTTTATTTGTAAAAAATAGTATTACTCTCACCTGCGAAACACCTCCCTCCCCTTGGTGGAGGGCCGGGGTGGGGCTATTGCTCAAACCCCAAAGAAATATTGATATAAGTGCTATACCCCACCGGCCGTACTTTAAGCACAATGTTCAGCGTATTGGTACTGAGTATGTTTTGACCTGGATCTATATAACAGTCCACGCCACTGCACTCGCTCTGCGCCACCATCGTATTGCTGATCTGGTTGATTACCTGCTGCTGCAGGTACTTGGCAAATCCGGGATCAATAGTGCCATCCACAGCCGTTGGTATTTCATCATCCACTTCCTGTATATAAGTAGCATAGGCAAGTATCTGCGCTTTGTCTATCACGCGGCCACGCGCCAGCATACAATAGTCGTCAGTAGTGGCCGTCAGCATAGGATCTCCGCTAAAGAAAAACCCGCTCACATTCGCATACTGGGTAAACGTGATAAATCCCTTACCCGCTATCGTTACATTATCATATCCCGTGCCCGCGTATGCGCTGGTATGCAGGTATACGCTTGTATTTGTAAGCGCACCATCCTTCACGCGGCTTATCTTCCGCTGCACCGGTATTGATGCTATCTTGCCCAGCAGCAGCCCTATCGCCGCACTCGAATAAGTAGCATTGTAGCTGAGCGTATCACCTATCAGTATTGCCGAGCGGTTATTGGTTGTGCCGCTGTTCACCGTAGTCAGTGCCGACGCAGTGCCACTATAGCTGCTACCTCCAATTATCGCTCTGAATGGCCACTGCTGGGCAAAGTAAGACTGCGCCGTCACCGCTATATTGCTGGCCGCAGTATACACATCAGCATTCAGTCCGTTGCTTATCGTCACCGTGCCGCCCGCAGTGTGCACCGCTGCGTCATCAGCGAGAATGCCCAAGACTTTTATAGCTCCTTGTGCAAAATTCAGCAACGCCACCGCGCCATTTGCATTCGTATTCAGCGCCATCTGCGCAACTGTCATAGAAGGCGGCACCAGCATCAGGTATAGCGTAGCGCCATTGCCCACCTCGTTATAATACTCAGTTACATGCCGGTATGCAAATGGATTCCCCGTCTGACTGATCCCAGCCGCAGTCAGGCTCGGGAGCCCGGTCACAAGTATTGGCGTCCCCGCCACATACCCTCCGGATTCCGATGTACCGGTAAGCACCAGGCCCATCACCCCGTCGTTCGTCTGCAAGGTCCCGCCAAGCTGTCCGTTAGTCAGTGTCACACTCACACCCCCGTTTTGCTGCACATTCCACGATCCACTCTTTCTCTTTACCGATGTGCTCGCAACTATCGCCACCAGCAATGCAACAGCAGCCGAAAACTGCAACCAAATATTTTCCGCCCCCAGTGTCGGGGCCATCAGCAGCACGCCGATACTTAGCAAAATGAACTTCCAGATTCTGTATCTCATAAATTTTATTTTTTGTTTTTAAGCTGCATTAATTCTATCAGGCATCGTTGCGTCGCACGTTTCGTCACCCTTGCCCGCTTCTGCCTTTTCCGTATTGATTACGACTGAGCCTTACGATTATTTTTCTTATCCTTTTCCACCGCTGTTGTTGCAGCATCTACGGCTGCTTTATCCGCCTCAAGTACTGCTGCAGCAATACCATCTGTCGCAGCATCTGCCTTCAGTTTGTGCTCCGCATTTGTTAGCACCGTTTTATCGGCTAGCTGTTGCGCATCTGCATTTGCCGCTTCCAGCGCTGCTTCTGCTGCAGTCACTTTTGCCCGCGCATCATTCACCGCTTTAATAAAAGATGCTTTCCTTGATACATCAGTCTTCACTGGCAGCGCAGCTAGCGCTGCCTCCGCATCCGTCAGTGCACTTCGCGCAGCATCAAGATTGGCCGCACATTCCGCAGCATACTCAGGCACATAGGTCGCCCACCAGGCAGCTGCATCAGCACGCGTCACTGCAGTGATCACATCACTCTTACCAATGCTCTTCAGAGCGGCAGCATGTTGCTGCGCAGTTGCTTCATTGAAGAAGGCCAGCCCGTCACTGCAAAACCAGAACTCATTTACATTAGGATGGCTGGTAAAGTATCCCGCCATAGTTTTATTAAAAGTCATAAATTGTTATTTTTAAAAGTTTATAATTCTGTATCAACCCCGCAAGAAAACAAGGCCCAAACCCACGCGACAGCGTAGACATCAATTTCCCTCTTCCTGGTAGAGGGCCGGGGTAAGGCTCCCATGCGCGTCCTCATACCACTGCTCCACTTCCGCCATCGTATGCTCAGGTTGGTTACAGCCGCTGCCCGGCAGCGAGGCCCAGATCTTCCTGCATTTATTAATGGCTTCCACAAAATGACCTGCACCTATCTCGCTCGCAGCACCGCGCTCATTGATCAGTTCACACGCCGCCAGGTCCTGGCTATGAGGCGAAAAGTCTGGCAGTCCCAGCTTCGCCTTCACTGCCACCCATGTAGTATGGGTGATCTGGTACGCACCGGCAGCGCTCGTCCTGATCACCTGCCCTGCCTTGTTCTTATAGCTGAAAAATATCCCGGGATGATCACTAAACCCGTCAAAAAGTTTCCCGCCAAACAGCTTGCTGTATCCATCCGGAGTAGCAGTCCCTTCACTATGCCTGATCATCTCCAGAAAGGCAATAACATTTGTATTCGCTAGCAGCTGCTCCAATGTATTATTCATGTGTTTTGTTTTATTATTTTCACTCATTTGTCTACTATTTACCGCTCACCGCCTGCAGCTGGCCCAGCTTGGTATTGATCAGGGCATTGGCCTCCGTTTCCGTGATACCCAGTATCGCCACCAGTATTGTCTTTGCCACGTCCAGCCAGTGCTTCCCCTGCCAGCTTGCCGGCAGCTTGCTGATGTTGTCCAGTATATATGCGATCAGCACATCTGCCTTTTGCGTTGCATCACTTATGCCTGCCAGTGCCGCCTCAGCACCCTCAGCTACTTCCAGTGCCGGTAGCGAATCATTGATCACCGCCAGCAGATCATTCAGCACCACCGTGCCCACACCATTCGGGAACAAGGCCGCCACTGTCGCTGACACCGGTGAGCTCAGCAGGGCCTTTGCACGGTCCAGCCCGTTGATGAGATCGGCTGTAATGCCTTCCCACCCGCCAGGCAGCTGCTTGCCAAACACCAGCACCAGCTCCGCGCCTATCTCTTTAAAAATCGTTTTTACACTCATATAGTTTCTTTTAAAAAAATTGAGAAATGTCAGTAGAAATTCACTGTCCGGGAAGCCCGGGCTAAGAAGGAGACACAGGAAAATAGTGACAAAACCAATCTCTTCCCTTACACCACAGGCCCTCCCGTCAGTGATTCCGCTTATTTTTGTTCAGGGCTTTTATCAGCCTTTGTCTCTTTATCCTTTCCTTCGTCTTTCGGCCCTTTATACCGCCCCCAGATCTTCAGCACATAGTCCCAGATACCCAGCAGCGTCAGCACCAGCGACATCCAGAACAGCACTTCACTCTGGCTGTTATCGGTAAGTATATCCAGCATCCAGCTCATCAGCAGCAATCCCGATCCTTTCAGGGATGGCCACACCACAGGCCATTTCATCACATCTGCGTTCATAAAATATTCGTTTAGTAAGCTTGCTCGTTTCATCTTAGTCTGCCGTTTGCACAATAGCTACGATGCCATTGTTGTCGGCCCGGCGCCTCATACCACCCATGCGCAGCAGCATGCTGTAGATATCGCCATAGTACAGCGGATCATTCAGGCGCTGGTACATCTTCCTTTCACCCAGTGCCCTGGTCACCGCATTCTGATGATAGCACAGGCACGCAACATTATCCGTAGGGCCCACCGCAGTAAGGAAGTCATTCGCCGTCACAAGCCCACCTGTCAGTGCATTCTGCACAGTGCCTGTTGTGCTGCGCTCTATGATATGAAAGCCATACAGCTGTCCTATAGATCCTGTTTGCTCATCGTATGCGCGGGAAAAATCACGGTATTGGGTGATGCTCAGGCTGCTCACCAGCTGCTGCAGCAGATCACTCTGTATGATGGCAAATCTTCCGGTTGCAGGCACATTCTGTTTGTTCAGTGCCAGTCGTGCATTTTGCAGGTCTTCTGCTACCATCGCCAGCCGGTTGCCGCTCTGCCCGCCTATATTAGCTGCTGTTGCAGCCCCGCTCGTCTGTATCAGGCTTGTGCTCGGTAGCCCGTTTAGCCATTTGTAGATGATGTCATCGGCCACGCTCTGTATCAGTATACCGTAATGGTCTTCTATAATGCTGGCGATCTTGTCATAGCTGATCTGCAGCAGGTCCACATCTGGTATATTCGTTGGCTGGGTGGTGTAGGTATCCAGGTTATAGGTAATGTCGGTATCCGTCCTTTGCACTGCAACTTGTGGATACGAGCTGTTATTCTTCATGACCACAGATTGTGTTCCCGGCTGTGGTATATGCACTATTTTGCCGCCCACCACATACTGGTCATCGCTCCATGCATACTCCAGGAACATATTATTTTTCCACAGTCGTTCTATGATATAATTCACCCACTGTTCCACGGCCACATTTGCCTTGTACATTTTATGCTCATCATGCTCACGGCTGTCCTTTCTCATCTTGGAGATCATTGCCATTACCACCGTCGCCGCCAGAAAAAATAATTCCGCCACAACTGCCGATACACCCATTGCCGCAGCTTCGCTGCCCATCATTCCCGCGATCACACACCACATCAGGAAACTCATTAAAATTGAAATCGATTTTTTCATTCTATTTTGGATTTTGGTTTTACGTTTTTATTACATACTGTTTAATTACTATTCCGTCCATGCAAACGGCACTATTATTTAGGCTCTACACCAAATTTTTCTTTATACAGTTGCTTATACCTCGCCGGAAATTTCTCCCGCACCGTTGCCAGCCTGCCATCTTTATGCAGCTCGTCAAATGTTTTGTCCGCAAGCGCCAGCGGAAACTCGCCATCCACCAGCCGGTCCGTAAGCGACTCATAACGGGGCATATCACTGATCAGCTCAGCCAGCTCCTGTGGCCTGCCGGCAAACTGTTGTTCCAGCCGGTCCCTGGTCGCTTTGTTATAGCGGCCATCGCTAAGTCCGGCGTCCAGCATCGTTTTTATCCTTTCTCCGGCAGCATGGTTGCGCTCTGCTTTCAGATTTTGTTCCGCCGCATCCTTTGCAGCGCTCAGCCGGCCGTTCTCGCCATGCAGATTATTGATTCCCTGCACCACGGCTTCCGCCGTTGCCTTTTCATCGCTGAGATTCAGCAGTCCCATCAGTTGGGGCGTCAGTTCTAAAGTGATTTTTTTCATTTTATATTTATTAAAGATTAGATCCTTAAGGTTAAGCTCATTGTCGTCGCCATCACACAGCTGCAGCTCCACTTTCATTGCGTTTCTGTTACCGGGATTGTCCACCAGGCTGCATTCTTTATTATACCACCTGGTCACTACAATCACAGGATTTTCAGGGTCTGTCTCATTATCCTCCAGGTGATAGTCAAGGATGCATAGCTTGCCAAAGCTCGCCGCGTTCAGGAATCCTTCATTGATCTCGGCGATCGTCCTTTGCGCACGGCCATGCTCCATATTTATTACTGGCTTACCGGTCACCTGGTCGCCGCTCACGGCCACGTCTTCCCACCGCAGCAGCACCCCATCCTCATACCGGTGCATATAATAGCCTATAGGATTTTTGAGGAACTCATCTATATCATAGCCGCTGGTCATCAGCCGCATGCCGTACTTGTTTATACTGCTGTCACTCAGTACAAAGTCTTTCTCTATTTTCTCAAATGCCATATTCGTATATTTTAATTGTTTGCAACTTGCTGTATGGTAGCCATCTAACACTTTACCCCACTACTTACTGTTCGCATAGCATGTCACCCTTCAGGGCCAGGCTATCTCGCGACTATCTACTGCTATCTCGCGACTTTCTACTATCTACTATCTACCACCCCTCTGCTACGATGTAAAATTGGCCCCGGAAATTCCCGCTGCAAAATCATCGCTACACCGTGGTCAGTATACAGACCGCCGTGGTCAGTAAACCGGTAATGGTGGTCAGTAAACTGACCGTCATGGTCAGTAAATTGGTAGCGCCGGTCAGTAGACTGACCACCACAATAAGCTCTTTTTATACTACTGTTTTTATAGCCCAATTTTGTTTCATACTGCACAGCCGCAGTACCAATTATTATGGCTATGGATAACATAAAAAGTCCCAATGGAAGGGCATTTGGAGCAGCAGGAGATGATCCAAACAAGAAAGCCTGGGCACAGCATCTTTTTACAAAAGATCACCGCTCAGAAAAAGATATTGCCAGCATCACGGGCATTAGCGAGGCGCAGATCCGTGCTTGGATTGTAGAGGAAAACTGGACGACCATGAGCAAGCTGCTGCTCACTACAAAAAGCCAGCAATTACTCAGGCTTCACGAGATCCTCCAGAGATATATCGGGGAAGCAAATGATTCGCTCGACAAAAACGGCTCACAAAAAAGTACCGACCCCGCCAACATAATCAAGATCACAACGGCTATAAAAAATCTGGAAGATGAAACTGGCATCGGAGACATGGTCGAGACCCTCAAGGCATTCATTGCTTACACTATTAATCACGACTTTCCCGCTGGACAGTTCATTAATAAATGGGCCGATAAGTTCGTCCAGTATAAGCTGTCGTTTTTTCAGATGTAGCCGGAAATTAGATATTCTACCCCAACCAATTCAGAAGATCACAAATGAGCGTAGCTGATATATTCTTACTTAAAAAGCTTAATCACCTGGATAAATCTTTCATTCGCGACTGGAAGGAATTCACCACGAAGATTAGCGAGAGCACACCTGTTGATGTCAACGAGACACCAGACCAGAAACTGGCGCGCATCGCCATGCTCGAAGCCGACCCCGAACAGTGGTTTAAGTACTATTTCCCACTATACACCTTCGCGGAGTCTGCTGATTTCCACGTCGACGCATCACAGCGTATTATCGACAACGAAGAATGGTATGAAGTGCGCATGTGGAGCCGCGAGCTGGCAAAGTCTACCCGTACCATGATGGAGGTGTTCTATCTTACCATGGCCGGCCATCGGGTACCAGCTGCATATCCGAGCATTAGTAATGATCTGCAGGTGACAGCGGAAAATAATTTAAGTGATCTGCCGGCTCTTCCCGAAAAACAAAGCAAAAGAACACGCAAAAAAAATATCCTGCTGATCAGTAACAGTGCCGACAATGCTGAAAGAATGTTGCTTCCCTACAAGGCAAATCTTGAAGCCAATAATCGCATGATCAATGATTATGGCATGCAGAAAAATCCGGGCAATTGGGAATCGTCAGAATTCGTCACACTCACCGGCATCTCTTTCCGCGCACTCGGTGCGGGGCAGTCTCCGCGTGGATCACGTAATGAAGAGACCCGTCCCGATGTCATCATCTTTGACGACATAGACACCGATGAGGACTGCCGCAACCCGGAGATAATAAAGAATAACTGGAAGTGGATCGAGGAGGCTGCCATGTCCACGCGTTCGGTCTCTCGCAATACAACAATTATTTTTTGCGGCAACCGTATCGCCTCAGATTGTTGCATCCAGCGCGCCACCTTCTACGCAGATTATGTCGACATGAAAAATATTCGCGACGGAGACGGGCGCTCCACATGGCCGCAGAAAAATACCGAGGAAGAGATAGACCGTGTGCTGTCTGTGCTCTCCTATGCGGCTATCCAGAAGGAGTATTACAACAATCCGCTTTATGAAGGATCGGTGTTTAAAGAAATGCCATACAAGCCCTCACGGCCGCTTGCAGAGTATTCACTGCTCGTATGCTATACCGATCCCTCCTACAAGGAGTCTAAGAAAAATGACTACAAAGCCACAGTGCTTATCGGCAAGTGGAGGGATGAATTCCACGTCATCAAGGCATTCGTCGAGCAGACCGGCACTGCCGATATGGTGCAGTGGCACTACGACATCATGGATATCGTGGGCACTAACGCATGTTATTACTTCATGGAGCAGGTATTCCTGCAGGATATGTTTTATAAAGAGTTCAATACTGCAAGTCGCCTCCAGGGCATATCCGTGCCCATCACCGGCGACCAGCGCCCCAAGCCCGATAAGTTTGTGCGTATCGAAACCCTCCTGCAGCCACTCGTACGAAACGGCAAATTTTATCTCAATGAAAATGAGCAACAAAGCCCGCACATGAGGCGGCTCGAAGAGCAGTTTATAAACTTTGGCACCGGTAGCCGCGCCCACGACGATGGTCCCGACGCTTGCGAAGGTGCCGTTTGGATGATCAATAACAAGCAATCGCTGAGCTCAGGCGGCGGCATCACCACGTTCCAAAGAAAACGTAACCCAAAAAAATCTTTTTGATATGGAAGACTTACTTAAGTTGGCCCTCTGTGGCCAAACAGTCATTATTACCCAGCAGCAGCTTATAGATGCATTTGAATGCAGTTTCGACCAGGAGCCGTCATTCTGTTGCACCGCAGATCTCCAGTCCTGGTGCGACACCCAAAATCTGCAGCTCACCATCCTCCCCGACACCACATTCCAGATATCAACATAAAAAAGCTAAAACGTAAAAAAAAAATCAATCACATAACGCACTTCTTCCCGGGTTGAATACACCTTCTGTCCTTGCAGCAACGCCCCACGAAACATTTTCCCCTTAGGGATCAGGGATTACTCGCTAACGACACGTAACATCTCCCTTCCCTTCGGGGAGGGTCCGGGAGAGGTCCAAATCTCAAACTCATGCCAGTCATCTCCCCCGCAGACTTAACAACAAACATCTACCAGGAAAAGTTAGATGCCATTACACGCGCCGATGGTACCATTATTACCCGCGCCATCACCACCGCTATAAACGAAGTGCAGTCCTACCTTTCCCGGTTCGATCTCCTCGCGCTCTTTGGCGATGACGACACTTCCGTCGCACCGACCATAACCGACGAATTTCTCAACATGATCTGTAAAGATGTCGCCTGCTGGCACATCGCCAAGCTCGCAAATGTAGGGCTCGACATTACCATGCTCCGTAGTTGCTACGAAGATGCAGTCCATACCCTCTGCCGTATCCAGCAGGAAAAACAAACCCCGGCAAACTGGCCCCTGATCGATCTTTCCACACTCACCACCACCCCAGGCAACCCCGTAGAAGTAAATGCCCGATGCAAAAGAAAAAATAATTTTTAATCGCCGGCCTCAATCTGGGCCATTGCGAAGGGCCACACACCACTCCCCCTTTAGGGGTCAGGCGTCCCTCGCAAAGATCAAAGCAACACTTCCCCTTTAGGGGCTAGGGGTTTCTCGCAAAGGAGTACTTAGCATCTCCCACCCCGCGAGCTGCGGAAAAAACTAAAAACTGATAACCGAAAACTGATAACTGAAAATTGAAAACATGTCAAAGTCCAGAAATAATTTCATGGCCCCGCCAGCCAACATGGCCATACCATCAGAGAAAACTGACTCCTCCGTATACAAAAACGATCCCATCGTTGGCGGAGAGCAGGAGATCATCCTTAATGATATCATTATCCGCAGCCCGGTCCGTATCGAATATGAGATCGATAACTGGCGCTCCGCCCTGCAGGCCGCCGAAATGCGCTACTTCCCAAACCGCACCCGGCTCTATGATATCTATGAAGACATCAAGCTCGATGGACATCTCTTCGGAGTCATGACCAAGCGCATACACTCCGTCATCAACCAGCAGATCATCTATCAGGCCGCCGATGGCGAAGAAGTGGAAGCAATGAATGCCTTTATAAAGTGTACACAGTTCGATAATATCAAGCGAATCATCATGGAGACCCGCTTCTGGGGCATCTCCGGGTTTGAGTTTCTGCCCGGGAGCGATATTAATTTCCGCATGATACCCCGCAAGCACATCAAGCCCAAAACACAGATCATCTCCATCGAGCAAAACGATCAGACCGAAGGATTTGATTATACCCGGCTCGATAATGTCTGGGTGCTTGGCGAGCCGGAAGACCTCGGAGTGCTCAATCAGTGCTGCCAGTACGTCTTGTACAAGCGCGGCGCCATGGGCGACTGGGCCAATTTCATTGAGATATTCGGCATGCCCGTGCGTGTCATAAAATATGATCCTTTCGATGCGCTGGCAGAAGCAAAGTTAAAAAAAATGGTAGATGAGTCCGGTAATCTCATGGCGGTGATGATCCCCAATACCGCCCAGTTCGAGATTATGGATGGCAAGACCTCCAATGCTACTGGCGACCTGCAGGCCAGCTTTATCCAGGCGTGCAATCAGGAGCTCAGTATCATTATCCTCGGCAATACAGAGACCACGACAAACTCAGGCACCGGCACAGGTTCAAAATCGAAAGTACATTCCGAGCAGCAAAAAGAATTGCTGAAGTCAGATATCGTATATCTCGAAAATTATCTCAATGATCCCCACTTCAGCCGAATTCTCGCTGGCTACGGCGCACCCGTTTCCACAGGAGGAAGATTCAATGTCAAGTCTGAGCTCGATGTAGACTACCTCATCCAGAAAGTTCATATCGATACCACCCTCGCCGCTGCCGGCCTCCCCATCGGCACCGATTATTTTTACGAAGAATACGACATCCCAAAACCCGCCCCCAACGCCCCCATCCTTCAACCAAAGAAAAAGGAAAAAGAAAAGTAAAAAATAAAAAAAGACAACAAACCAAACCTATTCCCTATCCTACCCCAACAAGGTACACAACTTACGCCCCACGACCTACAACTTACAACTTACGACTTACGACTTACGACTCAAGACTTACGACTCACGACTATCTACTAAATACTATCTACTAACTACTAACTACAACCTACGCTTCTCAACTCCCCCACTCCACAACTTCTCAACTCAACAAACATGAACAGTCCATTCGCAAATATCTATTTCTCGCTGCTCCAGCAGCTCAGCACCATATTGGTTACTCCATCTCCTGTCCCGCCATTAAACATATCCGTGAAAGATATCAATCCCATCGGGCTACTGCCTGGCGCCACGCCATCTATCAATTATATTGACCTCGACTACGGCCAGCTCGATAATCCCAAACGCGCCTCCGTATCTTTCCCGTGCGTGCTGATAGATTTTAAGAACTGGAAGTTTGATGACCTGGGCCAGCAATCCCAGAAGGCTCAGGGCCAGATCATAATTCGTCTCGCTGCCGACCCATACGACAACACCAGCAGTATAACCCCCGTCACCAATATTGAATCCGGACTAAGCATCCTCGATATCGAATGGCAGCTCTACTGCCTGCTGCAGGGCTTCAGGCCCTCCATTACTATAGACCCAAAAGGTAACCCCATCACCACTGCACAGCCCATGACCCGCACTACACTCCTCTCAGATAACCGCCACCCCGGCCTCCGCATCCGCGAGATCACCTTCTCCTGCGCCTACACCGACTTCAGCGCCCAGCCCACCCCAACCACCGTATCCCCCTCCCCAACCATCTCCCCCGAAATCGATAACACAATCTGATTTTTTACAAAACACAACAGATGAATAAGCTAAACTTAAATACTGGCGGGCAACATGCCTCACTATACCACAGCCCTAAAAAGCAATCTTTGGATAATACCCGTCGAACAATGACCGGTGGAATTTACCAGTGCTGTGGATGGAGATCGCTGCGACAACATTACCGCAGAACAAAGCGATGCAGACCAGCCAATGATGCCTGTCCCGATTATTTCGGAGCGCCATAATTCGGCCGTAGATACAAAAACAGAAGCTGATGATAAACAGAACTCAGACACGCTTGAGCAGCCAGATAGCAGCAAGGATAGGCAAGAATTTCAGCGCCATACAGTTGACAGAGGCGGTGCGACACCAGCGTAAAGCCTCTTTTTGTTACTTATTCGGCGCCTGTCCCGATGTATATCGGGAGCGAAGCAAAGAAAAAGTAAACGTAACACGATCACGTTACATGAACTTCTACCATCTGTGGCTCTACAACCCAATTTTCGAACCAAAGCTAACTACCATGGTCGTTCCACATAAAAAATATCCGTCTCGTTACCCCATACCATAGCCCTGATCTCCGGATCATCGATTTCCAGAACATAGTATGGCGAATCCTTAGGCCGTACTTTATGCGGAGTAAGGATAATCTCTTTGAGATACACATCATCCCAGCGCTCCACCTCATAGCCCGTCGCGCGCAGCGTGATGTATTTATAACCGTAACCCAGCAGGCGGCAATATTCTACATTAGTCAGTTCTGTCCGTACCATTATTTAAAACATCCCGTATTGCCGTTTGCAAATTTACAATCACCACTAATCGCATATCATTTTTTGCCTCAAAAGATATCCACAAAAAAAGCTCCCTTGCGGGAGCCCGTAATCAAATCTATCTATGCCCTTTCAGCAACTTTTGCAGTCTTGTCCATTTCCTGGTCGCATGTATTTTCTTACGTTGTTGCTCACGGCAATGGTGCAAAAAAGTAAGGTAAAGATGATGTTTATAAATTTTCCTGGTCATAAAAATTATAGCTATGCAGACTGAAATTATTTTACAATGCGCGTGCTTACATGTAGCCCCGGTGGCAGTGAAGCATTCAGCTTTTTCACAGTCGCAGCCGCGGCTTTCCGCCAGTAGTGATATTGCTCGTATCCCTCCAGTGATGGCGGCATATTTTCCCACTCCCGCATCAAAGCGAGCTGTATGCGCAGCCTCGCCAGCAGCTGGTAAGCGCGCGCTTGTTCGTTTATTTCATTCTGCATATGGTCCTCCCTTGCATGATGCTGTGATCTATATTATTTATCGCTGCTTTAATAATGCCCTGCAGGTAAGCATGTACCTCTATGCTGCCCCGGTCCCAGAGCTGTATAAAGGCCAGCAGCTCGGTGCCTTCCAGCTTCAGTGTGTAGCGTTTCGCACATTTGCTGATCATGTTGCGCAGCCGGTCTCTGAGCTCTGTGATATGCCCCAGCATCAGCAGGTCGTGACGGCCGTTTATGGGGTAGGTTTGCTGCAGCCGGTCGTAGATCGTATAGAGCTCCACCATATCGCCATCTTTTAGCTTCACTTTCATAATGTTCTTTGTATTCTTTTCCATCGCTCACTTTTTCGTTATGTCTGTTCACATTTATTTTTCGTCCCCATTTATTGCAGTTGCCTGTGCTTCTTTCTGTGCTGCTGTACCGCGGCCGGTAGCGATGACCAGGTCAGTGACAAATGCCGCGAAGGATATTGGGCTCATGCCTTCTATGGTCTCTGATGCGAGCGATTGTGAGATACCCTGCTGGCCACATATCGCGTCTAAAAATGCTGTTATTTTCAT